TCCAGTATCGAAATCACCTTCCATGCCAGTAGCAAGGGCAGCTCTTACGAAGTGCTTAAATCCATTAGGACAGTCAGTTTTTACAAACCAAGCGTCAGTATCAGTTAAATAATGGTTAACAGTGTAACCACCAGGTAACATCCCCATATTTTTCATAGCGTTGATGTCATTGTCAGCAGTACCAACTCTGAGTGTGGATTCTAAGATCCTATCAACTACAAATTGCAAGTTAACAGGAATAATTAATTTCTGTCCCTTCATAGCAATTTTTAGTCCTCTTTCGTCGATAAAACCAGCAATGTCAATCATGCCTTGTTCTAATGAGGTTTCATTAATGTCTGCATCTGTAGCACTTCTATTTGTAAAAGTTCCACCAAGAGCAGTTGGGTGAGCAGTATTAATTAAAGATACTCCATCTCCGCCTGCAACTGTAAATGCATCATTTAACACGTTAGCTCCTCTAACTTGTTTTGTGTAAGCCATAGATCTCGCTAGGGCTTTTGTGTAACGAGCTGACAAAGTGTCATACAAGTTGTCTTCGACTGCTTCTTCAGTTAACGCAAATGCTAAAGCAATTGTGTCATGAACGTATCTTGCAGTAAAAGATTCAGAAGCGGTGTCAAAACCGATTGCTGATCCCTCTGTTTTTACGTTAGCTTGTCCGAATCCAACTAACATAACTTCTTCTTCAAAAGCTCTATCACTTGATTCTTGCTCAAAAATTTGAGCAGCTTCGTTTTCGTAGCGTGCGTACTCCAAACCGAACAGGGCGTTTAAACCAGGTTCTAGTTCTTTGGCAAGCTGTGCTCTATTAATAGCCATATCCTATCTCCTATATTCCTGCGGTTGAGTCCATGAAATGAACGTTAAGTTTTACGATCGCTAATCGACCTGCTGCAGTTTTATCAACTGCACCTTCTGCTACTGAAGCTTCGTCATCAAATCCTACAACTTTCATATTTAATGAAGCAGTAGTATTTACTGTTCCTACATCTAGTTCTCCTAAAGAGTAACCAGTTGTATTGTTTCCAGTAATTGCTGTTGCGAAGTTAGCATTAATAAACAGATTAGAATCAGGCATTGCTCCGTTACTGTTAATAACGAATAATGCGTGAGGGTTATCTGCTACATAAGCTATAGCTTCTGTTGACGGCTTGATTGCCGCATATCCAGGCCAGTATGGTGCCCATGTTGGAGTTCCATCAGTTGCAATGTATTTGCAACCCATGAAGACACCTAACAAAGGTACAGTACCGCCTGCCGCAGCGCCAGGTACATCTATTAATCCGCTAGCTAGAGGGATGACTGGAGTTCCAGTCCAAATCAAACTTGTTGTTCCACCACTTGAGCCTTCAAAATTAATAGGATACGCATTAACGCCTTGGTTATTATAATTTGAGCCTGATCTTTCGTAAGGACGAAGACCAAAAGCTGCATCTATATTAGCCATAATATGTCTCCTTTAGACATTGAGGTAGAGACATAGAATCTTAACCATTAAGATTTTTTGCGTCCACCAAATTCTACCCGAGATTGCCTTTCTTTTGAGATTGGCATGGAAGGGTGCTCCTCCTTCATAAGATCGTTGTCAACAGATTGTTGCTGATCTTTAGTCAAGTTAGCGAAATATTCATCTCTATCTTCTTTGACCTCAATCGGACATCTCATTAACATTAATCCACCTACTGCAATAGTACCTTTAAATTTTCCCTCATTTAAATGAGGTAAATCTATCCTGTCTGGATATTCATCTGCTCTCACAGGTTCATATCCCGATCTGATTCTAGCAACTACGTTTTTATCATCTTGCGTACCTCTATATTCAAATCTTACCCACCGATGGTGATAACCTTCAGGTGGTTCAGGGGCATCTAAGTTAGACGGTGGAACCCAACCTCTTTTACGAGTTTTTAATTCACGGGTTTCAGTCTTGCGTGAGGTCTTATTTTTATTTTCTGTACTCATATTTTGCTACTCCTTCACGTATTTAGCATATTCTTCGAGTGGCACATTAAGCCTTTTAGCTATCGCTATTTGTGAAGGTGTGAGCTTCACGACTCGGCGCCCAGATTTAGTCTTTCGTACGGCCGACGCTACAGTCTGAACGGGC